ACGACGGGCGCGGTTCAACAGCGTCAGATATTAGAGCGGCCGCAGATGATATTAGAAACCTGCGCGACTATGCAACGAACTTAGAGCGCGAGATTAAACGCGCGTCATCTGATATTGTAGTAGCCAATAATGATAAAGAACTTGCGAAAGTTAATTATTCAGATTTGGTGGCCAAACAAACCCAAGGGGCGGATTTTCTATTTAATCTTATTAAATCAGATATTGAGCGTTTGATATTGAAAGAGGTTAAATCACAAATAGAACTAGAACTGGACTATTCTATTTCGTGCCTTGAGGATCGCATCGAAAGCCTTGAAAGTGACGTCGCAGATTTAAACGAAGGCGGCGCAGATGATATAAAGGACACCGTTAAAGAGATGATCAGAGATGGCGATATCACGGTTAATATTGACCATATGTAATAGCTGGACACCATAACCAACCAACCGAGGCCTGCCATCGTGCAGGCCTTTTTTATTGCGCAGAGATAAACAGTTAAACAAACCGGCCCAAGGGCCGAGGCCTAGGGCCCAAACCTACCGGCGCGCGTATCGTGGGCACTGGATCAAGGTCAGCGGGCACCAGTTAGATGACCGTGGCCCGTGAATATTAGAGCGCAGTTGACGGCAGTTATCCGAGCCCCGCAGTCAAATATTAAGTTACCGGCCGAGCCGATCGCAGAACAAAAGCCTTTGCCCTTGGATCGTGAACCCCGAACCGCAACGCGTCCGAATTTTCTCGGGTCCCTCGGCTATCGGGTCATAAAACGAGGTTTTTAAGCCAAAAAAACCGTCCAATTTCGCCAACGGCCGGTCTGCGTACCGAGGGCTTGGGCCATGTTTCTCACAAATATTCATTAGTTATTTGCAACGAGCGTTAACTGTCCTATAATAGCCCTTAATATCGCATATGTTTCACGTGAAACAATTTACAAAAATTAACTAGGGTCCCCCATGAACGTAGCTCAAAATAATATGCTCGAAGACAAAAAATTAAAGCTCGAGTTGCGTCTTGCGCAGATCATGAAGAACGAGAAATGCCAAAATGATTTTTTAGTTTTTGTTAAAACTGTTTGGCCTGACTTCATCGCGGGCCGTCATCATAAGATCATTGCGGAAAAGCTAGAGCGCGTGGCCCGTGGGGAGTTGAAGCGTTTGATCATCAACATGGCACCGCGGCACACGAAGAGTGAGTTTGCGTCTTATTTGTTTCCTGCGTGGATGATGGGCCGTAATCCGAAAATGAAGATCATTCAGGCGACACACACGACGGAGTTGGCGGTAAACTTTGGCCGTAAGACAAAGAACTTGATTGAGAGTGATGATTACAAGGATGTGTTTCCGGGAGTTCAGTTGGCGGCAGACAGTAAGGCCTCTGGGCGGTGGGACACGAGCAGTGGTGGAATGTATTATGCGGTTGGTGTTGGTTCCAACTTAGCGGGACGTGGGGGTGATTTAATTATTATTGACGATCCTCACTCGGAGCAGACGGCGATGTCAAACAACGGTTTTGATGATGCGTGGGATTGGTATACTGGTGGTCCTCGACAGCGTTTACAGCCCGGCGGGTCTATTGTTTTGGTTCAAACTCGGTGGTCAGAGAAGGATATGACGGGGCAATTGATGCGGGCTCAAGCCAAGGATGCGTCTGCGGATCAGTGGGAAGTGGTTGAATTACCTGCAATATTTGAGGATGGCACGTCTTGTTGGCCGGAGTATTGGAGTTTGGAAGATTTGACCGCGGTCCGCTCATCTATCCCTCCGAGCAAATGGAATGCGCAGTATCAGCAAAATCCTACGGGTGAAGAGAATGCGATTATTAAGCGTGAGTGGTGGAAGTTGTGGGAAAAAGACAGGGTCCCCCAGCTAGAATATGTCATACAGAGTTATGATACTGCTTTTAGTAAGAAAGAGACTGCTGATTATTCTGCGATCACGACATGGGGGGTATTTTATCCAAATGAAGGTGGTTCGGGGCCTAATTTAATTTTGTTAGATGTTAAGAAGGGGCGGTGGGATTTTCCTGAATTGAAGCAAGAGGCCTTAGAAAGTTTTAATTTTTGGGACCCTGACACGGTAATTATTGAGGCGAAGGCGAGTGGGTTGCCTTTGACGCAAGAACTACGGAACATGGGCATTCCTGTTGTTAATTTTACACCGAGCCGCGGAAATGATAAGGTGACGAGAGCGCATAGTATTGCGCCGTTGTTTGAGGCAGGTATGGTTTGGGCCCCCGACGAGATGTGGGCGGATGAGTTGATTGAAGAGGTTGCGGCGTTTCCAAATGGAGAGCATGATGATTTGGTTGATAGTATGACACAGGCTCTTATGCGCTATCGTCAAGGGAATTTTGTACAATTGCCAACAGATGACTGGGAAGATGAAGAAAACTCTGCTAGAGTGCGATTGTACTATTGAGGATTATTAAGAATGTCGGACGCTGAAAAAGGTTTAGGGGCTATATTTAAGGACATGTTGCCGTTCAATGATCCTGAAGGTGATTTCCCTGTGCCGATAAACGCGGCCCAACAATCTTTTATATCTAGTTCGGGGCGTATAGATTCTGAAGGTCGAGATACTTTTTATCCCGAAGGGACCCCTACATTTTTTCAGAGGCTGGCTAACGAGTATGATTATCCGGTAGATATTATGCCCGAGAGTGGGATGATCGGTATTGACCCCTTATACGGGAGTACGCGATTAGATCGTCCACGTCCGGACTTACCTAACCCTCAAGAGCTTCGTGACACGCGAGGTCATATGCTTGCTTCGGCTTTGTTGGCAAAGCAGTACGGGCCGGAGACCGCGCTCAAAGCGGGTAATTTAAGAGAGATGTTCACAAACAAGTTACATGCTGCTATGGATAAGAGAAACAATGCTGTTGGCATTAACTTATTCAAGGCCGCGGGTATTAATGCGACCCCTATGGAACTCGCGCAGTCTGTGGACGCTGCAATATTTGAGCAGTTGGATTTAATTTTGGGCCGGGGCCCGGAAGAACGCAAAAGGCGCAGTTCTTCAGAAGCTACGGTCCCTGACGTTTATTTTCCGAGAGATGACGAAGGTCGTCTTATTTCGGATCATTAGGAGAGACTATGGCTGAAGAACCGATAAATGGATACCAAAGTAGTTTAATGGACAATAATGTCCCTTCACAAATTGATGAAGACGTGTTGAAGGCGGAGATGGAGATTGAACTTCCAGATTCGCAAAACGACGTCATGGCAATGATTGAAGTGGAAAACGTTGGTGATATAGAAATCAATGAGACGGACGACGGGGGTGTTGAGGTTGATTTTGATCCGCAAGACCAGCGCGGCGTGGATGACGATTTTTATGCCAACTTAGCAGAAGAGATGCCCGAGCGCGAACTACAGCGCATTGCCGGTGAACTTCTTGGTGAATACGATGCGAACAAAGCCAGTCGTCAGGATTGGGAAGACGCATACTCTAGCGGTTTGGAACTTCTAGGGTTTAATTACGAGGAGCGGGCACAACCTTTCCGTGGGTCCTCTGGCGTGACACATCCTCTACTTGCCGAAGCGGCAACACAATTTCAGGCCCAAGCATTTAATGAGCTACTCCCTGCTAGTGGACCGGTTCGTACTGTCGTTATGGGCGAAGAGACGCGAGCAAAGTCTGCTCAATCGCAACGCGTTAGACAATTTATGAATTTTTATATCACAAGCGTTATGGAGGATTATACTCCTGACATGGATCAGATGTTGTTCTATTTGCCGCTTGCTGGGTCTACTTTCAAGAAAACATATTATGATGAGGCTATGGGTCGTGCGGTCAGTAAGTTTGTACCGGCAGAGAACTTGGTTGTTCCCTATGAGACCGCGGACCTCGAAACATGCCCTAATATCACACAAGTTGTGAGAATGTCTTTAAACGATCTGCGCAAGCGTCAGATTGCAGGCATTTACTTGGATGATGTGGATGTTATTCCGTCACAACGCGAAGTTACAGGTGTTGGCGGAGAAATTGATCGGATCGACGGCGTAGAGCCGGGAACCATTGATTATGACTGTACTATTCTTGAATGCCATGTTGATTTAGATTTGGAAGGATATGAAGACGTAGACGATGACGG